AACTCGGTATTCCAAAATCCTATGCCGAACAATTCAAGGCAAATCCATTGAAGAAGAAAACGAATTTAAATGCAAGACCATTTTTCTTTTCATCGATTAGAGTGGAACTCAAAAACCTAATGGACAGACTTGACAGAAGATTAAATAATTTAACACGATGAACGAGGCACTACACTTTATCAGAAAAGCCATTTTAACCCGTTTAACGGATGCAATTTCGATTGGCGGCAGTTATGTTCCGGTTTACAATAGGGTGCCATCTGATGCATCTGAGCCATATATTAGGGTGTTTTCCGTGAGTAATAACGAAAGCGATTTTAATGCGACAAGTTTTATTTCGGAATGCGTTACAAGATTGGAGGTTGTAACGGCGTTTGATTCTGATTCCGGAGGTGAATTGCAATCAAATCAAATCGTGAGTAGTATTTTAAATTTAGTCCGCACAAGGTCGAGTGGTTACTATGATTTATCAAGCGATGGATTTAAGGTAATAACTTGCACAAATGGAGGCGTGACATATTTCGAGGATGACTTGGAGGATAAAACATATTTCAGAGCGATTGTCGAAATATCAAATAAAATAGAAAAAATATAATGGGTGATCTAAAAATATACGGAATCAATATGGGGGCGATTTTTTTATCGCTATCGGATGTAAATCCGATATTACAAACATTAGTTTTAGTGGCAACGCTAATTTATACAGTAATTAACATAACCCAAAAATTGAAGAAATGAGTAAAAACTTAGGAAAAGAAATTTTGCACTTTACCGGTTCGCTTTTGGTTTTCGGTCTTATTATCTTGATTATGTATTATCTTACACAATACAAGATTCCGGAGGACAACCGTGATCCCATTTTAACTCTCACGGGAATGATCGCCGCATCACTTTCAATGATCATATCGAGCATCACTGGTTCCAAACCCAATGAGTTAAATGATGCTAAGAAAAAAATATCATCTTTAGAGATGAAGGTTGATATGCTTGTCACCCAAAAAGATGGTCTTGAGGGTATGCTTATCAAATTACAAGATGACACGATCACCCGATTGATGCTTAGAAAAAGCGGAAAGGATGATTGTGGAAACGAAGATTGTAAAAGTGAAGAATAATGGCTTTAAAGTTTTTTAAATATGAGGAATTTGATTCGCCGGATGTCCCCGATAGTGGTAGGTATATGGATGCTGATTTTTTGGCAATGCTCGACAATGCTCGTGAAATCGCCGGTATCCCTTTTAAAATCAATTCCGGGTGGCGAACAATCGAACACAATCAAGAGGTTGGAGGAAAACCGAACTCAAGCCATATTGTTGGAAAAGCGGTGGACATCGCAATTAGAAATTCAAGGGAAAGAGGGATCATTTTGTCGGCATTACAACAAGCCGGATTTAACCGGTTTGGGGTTGCCAAAACTTTCATCCACGTTGACTCGGATGGAACTGACTTTCCCGATGGTGTCAAAGACCCCAACGTTTTATGGTTATATAGCTAATACAGTAGGGAGTACAATATGCCTAAAAAGAAATTTAAAGACACGGCAGTAGGTTCTTTTCTACTGCAAAAGATTCCAAAGGTGGTCGGTGCAATTGCCGAAGATACCCCAATTGGAAACGTAATTGAGGCAATTATTGGCGGATCAGATATGTCGGCGGAGGATAAGGAAGTGGCTTTAGAAAAGCTAAGATTAGAACGTGCCGAAATGGATGGCGTGACCCGAAGGTGGGTGGCAGATAGCAGAAGTGGATGGTTGGCACAAAATGTCCGCCCTTTAACTTTGTGTTTTTTTACAATTTCTTACATCGTTGGTTGGTATATGGAATATGATCTAACAACAATCACCGGTCTAATGCAAGTGATTTTGGGAGGATATTTTGGCAGTCGTGGGGTCGAAAAGGTGTTTGGAAATAAACTCCATAAATAATGGCGAAAAATATTACTAATTTTGTAAAAGCCACGAAAAGAAAACGACCCGGTGTTCATTCAAAGAATGCATCAATAAACCAAAAAGGTTGGAAAAAGAAATCTCGTGGTCAAGGTAAAAGAAGATAAATATGGCAACTCGTGACTTGTATTCCTCAAATAATTTTTATCGAATGTCGTTCGGCGATTATGGATTTCGCCTTTTGGATTACACCCACGGCAATGCATCAACGCCAAGTGGTGAATATTTCTGTTCAATAGAATGTACCGAAAATTCCACCATTACACTTACAAACGACACCCCCGGAGGGGATGATGGATTTACAAGTTTTTCGATTAAAGAGGGGCATATCATTTATGGTAATTTTACCGATATTTCAATCACTCACGGTCAAATTATATGTTATCTAAGAAAACCAAAATAAATGCTTGGTCTTTCTTTTAATGTAATTTCAAGGTCTAAGAAAACCAAGAAGATAATTAAGAAGTATCTTCAGGACAATCTTGAGGATTTATGGAATAATACAGAGGACAGATGGCAATCCTATAACTATGTCATTCCACTTACTTGGGATTCTATTAATGAAGTGTGGGACAGATACAACGAAAGATTGCCGGAAACTTGGGAGGTATTGACTAAAAATTGGAATGCTGAAACTGAATTATGGGATGAAATATAAATTTGTTAAATTTGTAAAAAATTAATTATGGGTACTACACTATCGGGATTAAAAATAAAAGATACTTATCAAGGTCTTATCAAATTGACTGATAATGCCGCCGCATCATCATCAACAAAAGAACTGACTGATGGTGTTGGTAATGACTTAAATATACAAGTTGACACCACCGGAAGGTTGGAGGCAACATCGTTTGTTAAAACCGGCGGATCATCAAGCCAAATCCTTTTGGCGGATGGTACTGTTGGGACAACTTTGGGAACAAGTTTTTTGGCAGATGATTCGGTTACCTTTGCAAAGTTGGAGAATAGGTATTCAGAACTTTCGGCACTTGGAAGTGGAACTTCTTTCGCCCTTAATTTTTTAAACGGTTGTACATTTACCGCAACCGCATCCGGTGCCGCAACCTTTACGTTTTCAAATGCCGTGCAAGGTCAAGTTATTGACTTGATTGTCACCGGTAATTATGCCCTTACATTTGCAGAAACCGGGTCAACTTTTAACCGAGTAGGTTCAACCACATATGATGGGTCAGCAACAAATTTGATTCAAATAGTTTGCACCGATGACACATCGGGTTCAAAAATATATCATTACTCAATTGCCACTTATACATCGGCTCAACCACAATAATATGAAAGCAAGAACTGAAAACGGTCAAATAAAAATTTATAAATCTTTACCATCTGAATTTACTAAGGAAGATGGTAGTGTTATTCTAAACTTTAGAAATGCCAATGAGGAAACATTAAAGTCGGCAGGATTCTATGATGTAGTAGTACCAAGTTACAATCCTAAGACAAAAGTATTAGGAGATATAGAATGGGATGCAGACAACAGTCAATTTACCTATCCTGTAAGTAATAAAACTTGGTCAGAAACTTTATCTGAACTTAAAGAGAATAAAATAGAACAATTAAAAGCAATATACAATAGTAAACTTTCTGCAACGGACTGGTATATTGTTAGAAATTCAGAAAAAGGTACTGCAATACCAAGTGATATACAAACAGAAAGAGATAATGTAAGAAGTGAGTGCGCAACTAAAGAAGGCGAAATAAACGCTAAAACTACAAAGGCACAAGTAGCTGACTATGATTTACCTAATGCGATATGAGTTTAGGAAGAAGATTGATTTCAATAGGGGGAGCGGCAGAAGTACAACTTTTTAATACTGTTCTGTATAGTGGTAATAGTTCTTCACAATCAATTACAGGAGTAGGTTTTCAACCAGATTTAGTTTGGCTTAAATCAAGAACATCTACCGCCGCGCACGTTTTAATGGACACAGTTAGGGAACAATACCTTATTCCAAGTCAAACAAATGCACAGGCATCCTATGGTTCTGTTTTTGATTTTAACCATTTAGGATTTGATTTAAATGGTAGCAGTAGCAGTTTTAATCTAAGTGGCGATGATTATGTAGCTTGGTGTTGGAAAGCAGGAGGCGATGCAGTTGCAGGCACGGGAACAGGAGTTACAAACGTGTCAGTTTCAGCCAATACAGAAGCAGGGTTTAGTATAGTAAAATACACAGGGTCAGGTGCCGCAGGAATGAGTTTTGCACACGGACTTACTGATGCCCCTCCTGAACTTGTTATTATTAAGAATTTAGACAACTCAACAAATTGGCAAGTATTTGGTGGAAGTTTGTTTACAAGGATGCAACTTGACCAAACAGGTGGAGATGATGGAAATTTAGGTATAACAATTACATCAACAACAATTCAAACAACACAAACATCAGGTCAAGAGGGTAATTCAGCTTGGAACGCTACTGATGATTATATCGCCTACTGCTGGCATTCAGTTGCAGGATATAGTAAGATAGGGACTTATGAGGGGTTGGGCACATCTACCGTAACAGTTTCAGATGTTGGATTTAAGCCATCGTTTATAATGATAAAAAATATTGATGCTACGGCAAATTGGAATATGTACGATGTTAGAAGAAGTACTGTTGTAGATAGAGCAAACAAAATATTATATCCAAACTTAGCTAATTCAGAGCCAAGTGCTACTAATTATTATTTTGATATGAATGATAGCGGTTTTGTTGTAAGTGCTACTAATCACGAGCAACATAACAAAGCAGGAAGAACCTACATCTATATGGCATTTAAATAAAATGGAAGATTTGAAGATATTTGAGAAAATTAAAAAGTATTATATTTGTAAAAAATAAAGAATTATGGCATCTACTGTTTACAACGGAACGAATTTATTATTAAAATTTATCGCAGATGGCGGTACTTTAGCAACTATCGGTCACTCAACGAGTGCATCTCTTTCGTTGTCTATGGATGCCCCGGAGGCAACAAGCAAAGATTCAGCAGGTTATCAAGAGGTGATCGCCGGACTTAGAAGTGGAGAAATTAGCTTTGAAGGTCTTGTTGATTATACGGACACCCAAAATGTACCGGCAATGGCTACGCTTATGGAAAACCGTTCAAAAATCGATTGGTCTTTTGGAACTACCACAACCGGTGATACTGTTTTTTCAGGTGAAGGATTTATCACTTCAATTGAAACAAGTGGCGAAATGGAGAGTGCGGTTACCTACTCAGGAACTATCGTGACCACCGGATCAATTACAACTGCGGTCAACTCGTAATTTTAATACATAATGGGGAACAAAAGGAGGGGTTACCACGACCTAAAAATTGGTGGTAAGAATAGGACTATGCACTTCTCAATGAACTTTTGGAGTGCATTTACCGATGAATTAAAAATTTCACTTGACCTATTAGGGGATATCTTTGAGGGTGGAATATCATTGAGTGTAATTCGTGAGATCATTTATTGTGGTTTATTAGCAAACGACCAAGAACAAGGCAACGAAATTGACTATAATAAATTCAAAGTCGGTGCGTGGTTGGAGGATGTTGATGCCAATGAACTTGAAAAGATTGTCACGGCAATGACTGAATCACGAATCCTTGGGAACAACTTAAATATGGGGATTCAAAGAAACCCCACCGAGGAAAAAAAAACACAAGCGAACCCGAACAAATAACTTGGGATTCATTAGTTGATTATTTTATTGGGCAATGCGGTATTCTGCCGGGTGATTTTTGGTTAAACACTTGGAAGGAAAACCAACTATTGGGTGAAAGCCATATCATTAAACAAAACCTTGAATGGGAACGTTTGAGATATTTGGCAACACTTATCCACAACGTAAATTGCACCAAGAAAAGCCAAACAATAAAACCCCCGGATTTATTTCCTTTGCCGCAAGATGTTTATCTCAAAAAGAACGTTCCAAGGTCAACCCCTGAGAAATTAAAAGAATTTGAAGATTTGCTTGAATCAATGAAAGACATTCCAAGGGAGGTTGTTTTTTAAATTGTTAAATTTGCATTATGGCAAACATTTTAGAAGTAATAATAAATGGGGATGCAAAAGGATTAAATAAATCACTTTCATCCGCATCATCGAAATTAAAAGCATTTGGAAGGCAGACCACCGACATCGGAACTCGGCTTTCAACAAGATTAACCTTACCCATCGGTCTTGCCGGTGCGGCTATGATTAAACTCGCATCTGACACCGATGAATCATTGAACAAAGTTGATGTTGCTTTCAAAGGTTCTTCACAAGAGGTCAGGGATTTTGCAAAAACTACTTTACAAAGTTTTGGTATTGCAAGAGGTCAGGCGTTAGATATGGCGGCACTTTTTGGAGATATGTCCACATCAATGGGATTGTCAACCGCCGAGGCGGCTAAAATGTCTATTTCTTTGACCGGACTTGCCGGGGACTTGGCATCTTTTAAAAACATAAACATTGAAGAAGTCACTACGGCATTAGCCGGAGTGTTTACCGGTGAAACTGAATCCTTGAAAAGACTTGGAATTGTTATGACTGAGGTGAATTTGCAACAATTCGCTATTGACAAAGGAATGACAAAGAGCATTAAGAAGATGAATCAAGCCGAAAAGGTTGCTTTGCGTTATGAATATATAATTGCTAAAACGGCAAACTCTCAAGGTGATTTTTCGAGGACTTCCGGTGGTGCGGCTAACCAAATGAGAATGTTTAGTCAAGGGTTGAAAGAACTTGGAAGCCAATTCGGAGAGTTAATTTTGCCATTTTTCACCAAAATAGTAGTCAGGGCAAATAATTTAATAAAGTCATTGAAAAACCTTAATCCTGAGATTGTTCAAATGGGATTTGTTTTTGCCGGTCTTGCCGCCGCTTTGCCACCTTTATTAATTGTAATTGGCTCTTTTGTAACGGTTATCGGTGCAATACTTTCGCCCGTTGGGTTAGTGGTTGCGGCACTTGGTTTATTGGTTTTAAAATTTAATGAAATTTCAAATGTAGTTAATGATTTTACATTGACTCTTAAAATGGTTTTTCAATTGGCAATAAGTAAATCAATTGAGAAAGTAAAATTATTAATGAATAATTTAGGTCGATTAGGTGCCATAATGAAGGAACTAATCACCAAGAGATTTTCATCTGATTTGGACAGTATAAATGAAAAGTATGATGAACAAGCCGATAAAATAAGGGAAAACGCAAAGGAACAACAAGACTTAATAAAAAAATTCGCAGAACTTAGAAAAGAAACGAATGATTTGCCGCCAACAATTGATGTTCTTTTAGGTAAATTAGAGCAATTAACAAAAAAGTTTTTTAAAACTAAAGGGGCGGCATCGGCAGCAGTAAAACCTATAAAAGATTTAAACAATATTTTCGGAAACGGAATGAATTTTTCTTTTGATGTTGCAACAGACTCAAAAGCAAAGACAACATTTTCATCATTAAATAAAGGGATTGAATCTTCAATTAAAAAATTTGAGGAAATTGACAAAAAAAGAAAGGAATTTATAAAAGGTATAAATGACACCGCATCAGATATAATAAACACCGGATTTACGGATGTTTTAGTTGGTATGGGTGAATCTATTGGTCAAACTTTTTCAGGAATCAATGATTCAGGAAAAAATTTCGCAATAAGTTTATTGTCGACAATCGGTACGATGGCAACTCAATTGGGTAAAATGGCGATAGCGGTAGGTATTGGAATAAAAGGAATTAAAACCGCATTAAAATCCCTAAATCCTGCGGTTGCTATTGCGGCGGGTATTGCCTTAGTGGCGTTGGGTGCGTTTGTTTCAAATAGAGCCAACAAAATTGGCTCCGGAGGCGTTACGGCATTCGCAAACGGCGGAATTGTATCATCGCCAACTCTTGGACTGATGGGTGAATATCCCGGCGCAAGGTCAAATCCGGAGGTGATTGCCCCACTTGACAAATTAAAATCAATGATTGGCGGAGGTCAAACAAATGTAAATATCACCGGAGGCTTTAAGTTAGAGGGTCAAGATTTGGTCTTGGCATTACAGAGAGCCGATAGGAACAGAACAAGAATTTTATAATGGCATACGGCGAGAAGTTTTCTTTGTTGTTTTCCGATGTTTACAATAATCCTCGGAAACTTTCAATTCTACAAAAAAACTATTCCGGGGCAGCTTTTCCGCTTATTGGAACAGACAACCCGGTGGTAATTAAATGGGATAACAATGATGATTTTTATAATCCAATAATTGGTTCGACTTGTGAAATAAATCTTTTTGTGACCGAATCAACCGGGGGTACAAGTTGGGATGAACTTGATGAAAATTGGAATTTAAGCGAAGTCCAATGGAATGAAACAACCGGAACATCCGGAACAAATTATGATGATTGGTACAATGCCGATGAACGAGAATACAAGGTTCAAATTTCAACCGGGGATATTAGTGGATCACCACTTTGGGATTCAATCACTGACCAATGGCAAACATCCGCCGTTGATTGGGATGATCCATCCGGTCAAGGATTTGAATTTTATTGGGAAGGGTTTATTGTAGTTGATCGATATCAAGAGGCATTCACCACAACACCGTTTCCGATTAAATTAGTGGCATCCGATGGACTCGGTCTTTTGGATGGTTATGATGCACCAAACTCCAATATTGTATTGGATGGGTCATCGCCAAGTCAAACATTCCAATCGAACTTTGATGAGGCTTTTTACTATGTTTATAAAATACTACAAAACACCGGACTTGATTTTGACATATTCGTTGCCAATTCAATAAGGGGTCAAGGGTTTTTGGATTCAGATGATAAAACAATATTAAACGATATTGAACTTTTTGAATATGGTGTTTTGACAAATTCAAATCTAAACTTAAATGCCAAGGATTTATTGGTCAAAATTTTAAGATCAGTCAACTCAAGAATATTCCAAAGTCAAGGGCGTTGGTATATTATGAGCAACTCCAATTTGCTTGACAATAGGATTTACGAATCACAAGCGACAACAGTATCAACGCCTATTGTTGAAAATATCCACATTACCACTACCGAAAACATACCGGCAACAATTGAACTCGACGGATTTGATGCGGATGGGTTGTCTTTGACTTTTTCAATCACAGATGATGTTGACAATGGTTCAACAAGTTTAAGCGGTTCAACGGTCACTTATACACCTACAACAGATTATACCGGGCGTGATGAATTTTATTTCACGGCAAATAACGGTACAAATACATCCAATGCCGCTTATGTAATAATAACAGTAAACGCCGCCCCCGAAGAATCAGTTACTCCGGGAGTTTATGTGATTCCTCCGTATAATGTCCGACCTTATACTAATGTTTATTATGGTGATACAATAACTGAATCACTATCAAGAGCGAAAGGGATTGCATTATATTTCCCAAGAACTCACGAATCATATATCCTTGATCAAATTTCTTCAGTAGAAAATTTTAACAAGACAAGAGGGTTCAATATGTTTAATTTTGGAATCTCAGTTGGTGCCGGACAATCAAATGGTTCGGATGCTAATTCTTGGAGATGGGGGCAAGTGGGGACAAAAATGGTTTGGTATTTGATCCCCGGAAGTTTAAGTCCATTCGCTTATGGTTATAAGGAAGCAAACAACACAATTGATCCAACACCTCCATCAAATTTATTTAAATTTGGAAGAACTCCCGACTTTGATAATGCGGTCTTTAGTTTGCCTAATGGGTATTATTCTTTTTATGAAGTACCTTTTGTTAATAATGTACATTATTTTAATCAGTACAAAGAAGGATATGCATCCGCTTTAGGTGTTAACTTTAGTACAATGCCACAAATATCATCAAGGAATGATTACCCACAAGATTTAAAAGATGTCATAAGTAATTTTGGGCAAAATTATATCATTACGGTCAGAATCGAAAATGACTATGTTGTTGAACGCTATCAATTCGCAAGTGAATAATGGGAACAATTAGAAACGCACAATTAGATTTATTAACAAACTCCGGTCAGGAATTTATCCAATTTAAAAGATTTGACAAGGATGGGGTTTATTTAGAAACATTAGTTGAAGATGTTTTATTAACCGCCCCGGATGAGGTCATTCCAATTGGCAATGATATGACTGTTGAGTATTTACCACCTATAAAAAAGGCGGAATATATTACTGAAATAGATGCTTTTGAGGATGTTCATCCGAACAGTCATTTTATGTATTCGACATCAACGGCATCATATCGGTGGGATGTAGGAACTTGTAATTTTGTATCACCATCATCGGGAAGTAATCCAAAAACTTTTCCATTGAGCAAAAATGTTTATTTAGACACTACAACCACAAATGCATCAAGGACAACAAGTGTTGGATTAATTGGCACAACTTTACAACTAACAACTTTGAATCAATCTGAAATCGAGGCTTTGCCACAAGTAAATCAAAAAATGCCGGTAAAACTTGAATTTGAATATTTTGCAGATACCGATTCTGATGATGTTGAAATTGAATTTAGATTTGAATTAACATATCGTTTTTTCTATTCCGGTACCGGTTATGATGTTGAATACAATGCACAGTCAAACGAATTTGTTGAAAATACTTACGTTAATAATTCATATCCTGAAAGGAATTACACAAGTGTACAAACTAATAACCAATGGCAGAAATTTACCATTAATATACCACCATATAAGGCGGGTGAGGTAGATGCTACAACTATTGGTCAATATACCGAAAAATTGTACGTTGACTTTAGATTAGGACAACCAATCGTTACCGGAACGACTGCCGATTTTAATCGACTTTATATAGACAACCTTAAAATATCTGAGGCGGTTCAAACAAGGTCAACGGCGATAATGGAAAACAAGTCAAGGACAACAAGTGTGATTTCTAACTTCTACCAATCAAAGGATAATATACTATCAAACGCACTTAAAAATTCAAAACACGATGGTCGGATTTTAGGCGATTATGTGACAAGAATCAGTCCAAATGCGGTCAAACCTATTGACCAACTTATCACCCAAGAAATGATAAATGACTATCGTGAATATGTCAAAAGATTCGAGGGAACGTTTTTTAACACCAACCCCGAACCAATCCCGATTTCATTGCATAATAAATTGTGGATGAACTTTCAAACGAATCAAGAACCGGTTTCATCAATTATTGATTCAATGTCTTATTCACTTAAAAAAAACGAATACAAAATAGTGTGCCATATCCCAAATCAAGATGATGATGTGAGTGCAGACTTTCAGATTAAATACGAATAAAAAGTCCCCTTTTGTTTCCTTCCCCCTATTGGTTCGCTTGAATCGTAGGGGGTTTTTTAAACTTTTTTTAAATTATTTTATAAAATATTTTTTAGTTTATAAAATAAATTATATATTGCAGTATATTAAAACAATTATTATGAGATTTAAAAATTTAAGTTTTATCGACCACCCCGCCACAAATGGCATAATGGCTCAAGTTTTAAACGATGAGGGCAAAAGAATATCTGTTATTGCAGGGGAAGGTCTTTATAGTGACTCCAAATTTGGACATCGAAAAGGGGTGTCTGACCCAAAAGATGCAATATCTTTTGAAGTGTTTATTGATGGCGAAGATGATGTCAGAACTTATCAATCACGAGAGGATATTGATGAGATATTGTCACAACATTTTTATCCAACTGAAGAAACAATGACTCCAAAAGAATTGGCATATAATTTACACGAAGATATGGAAATGATTTCAGCAGATGTTTCAAGGCAATCTTATCCGGATATCGTAGGTTTTTCAGGTTTGAAAGAAGATGAGCAAATTGAAGTATTGGAAACTTTATTCAAGCAAAAAACAATTACTTGGAAATTTAATTTTATTTAAAAAATATGAACGAATTTGAAATCCATTTTATCAACGAAATAAAGCGTTTGCATATCCGCAAATTGGATGTTTTGGAATGTCTTGACATTACATTGCCAACGCTAAATTCCAAGATAAAAGAACCGGGAAGGTTTACCGTTGATGACCTAAACAAACTCAAAAAATTAAACTTTAATTTAAAACCACTAAACTTATGATGAGTGAAAACAAATCCATTTCAACCAAACTATTCCAAATTCAAAAGGAAATTGGTAAAATCACAAAGGGTGCAAACAATCCTTTTTTCAAATCAAAGTATTATGACATCAATCAATTGTTGGAACACACTTTGCCGATACTTCAAAAGAACAAGGTTGTCATATTACAACCCATCATTGAGAATGAGGTTCAAACCATTCTCAGATGCACAGAAACCGGCGAGGAGGAGGTTTCAGCCATTCCACTATCCCAAGGATTAGATGCCCAAAAGAAAGGGTCTGAAATAACATATTTTAGGCGTTACACCTTAGCATCATTATTGGCACTTCAATCTGATGATGATGATGGCAACTCCGCATCAAACAGAAAACCCCAAACACCAAAATCAAATTTTAATTCTAACACTAATATTTTTTAATTATGAGCAACGAGAAGATTTACCCAAAAGGTTTAATCACATTTCCCCCAAGGGAAAACGCACCGGATTTTGTAAAAGGTAAAATGATAATTACCTTGAACGAATTTGTCGAGTGGGCAAAAACTCAATCTGAGTATTTCAAGGACTACAATGGTCAAAAGCAATTGGCATTTGATATCAAGGTAGGGGACAAAGGTCTTTACTTTCAATTGGACACCTACAAGGGTGGGGAAACAAAAACCCAAGTGGTAAAAGAGGAAAACGATTTACCATTCTAAACAATAACCGCACCCCTTAGGGGGTGCTTTTTATTTTATTATGATGCATTTTATAGTTGATGAAACCCCCGAATCGGACATTACATTTATGCAAGAACGTATCAAATTTCTTGAAAATATAATCAAGGATAAGAATGAAAAAATAGAAAACTTGGAATGCCGGGTGGACTATTGGAAAACGGAGAACGCAAAACTACAAACCAAAATTATTGTATTACAATCAAACAAATGAAAATTAAAAAGGATTCAAACGAAAATTATCATTCACGCCCGGAAATATCCGCATCCGGTTTGAAAACGATTCACAAGAAGTCGGTTTATCATTTTCTAAATCAAAGACCTTTTTCAAGTGATTCATTGGCACTTGGTACGGCAGTACACGAGGCAATACTTGAGCCAAAGGAATTTGATAAGAAATATGCCATTGTTGATTATATACCAAGAGGGGAAGGGTATATGAAAAAGAGAAAAGAGCAACAAGAAGATCACAAGGGGAAGGAACTTTTATATATTAGCAATGACAAGGAACAACCGGGGAATATCATACTGAACATCAAAAGGCAATTTATGGACAATGATTTGGCTATATTTTACACAAAGGGGGATATTGAATTGTCCCATTATGGAATGCACAATGGTGTTCCGGTTCGTGTTCGCCCGGATGTAAAAGGGAATGGTTGGATTAGCGACATTAAAACTTGTCAGGATAATTCGCCAAGAGCGTTTTTAAGGGACATTTACAATTATAGGTATCACCTACAAGCGGCATTTTATTCCGATGCATTAGGATTCGATCCCAAGAGATTTCGTTTTATTGCAATAGAAACCAAGCATCCGTTTTCGGTGGTAGTTTATGGACTCAGCGATGAGATGATCGACAAGGGTCGTTTGGCATACCAAAACGCATTGGAACAATGGAATGAATATTTACAGACCGGAATCGCAAATGGATATGGAACGAGTGAAATGGCAAAGGATGGTTCTTTAATTTTATAAATATGGAAACACTTACAACCGAAATTATTAAAAAAGAAGTCGATTACTATTTTGGATTTGATATCGCAAGAAAAACAAGATTGAGGCAATTCATTGATGCCCGGTCAATTTATTATAAATTGTCAAGGGATCACGTTCGCCCTATCTCATATAGTGCTATTGGCGAAAAAGTAAAAGTAAATCACGCAACCGTTATGCACGGCATAAAAACAATTGAAAACATTTTTGAGTACAATCAAGACCCATTTCTAAAAGAAAATTTTGAATCAATAGAAAAAAATATTATGCC